CGTAGATCATGAGCGCGGCCAAGATTGCGGTGGCGATGCCCACTGCGATGTACTCAATCAATTGCTCCATCTTTGCCTTGCGCACAATTATGGCTCTGGCAGCAGCTTCTTTTTGCTCACGCCTGCGACGAGCGGCTTGGGCTTGGAACTTCACCCAGTCATCCCACATACCCGCCCGACCGGCGTAGACCATAGACTCGCGCAGGTGTTCTTCTTGCTGCCGAAGCTGCTCCAGCGCCATGAACTCTTCCATGTCGGAGCCGCCACCCTTGCTGGTGGCCTTCTCTTGAATCTTGGCCTTGTTGTCGAAGTAATCGAATACCCGACCGCCGAGCGCAGACAGCTCTTTGCCGTTTGCAAGAGCGCCTTTTATTACTGCAAAGGCCGCATTCGCAGCAGCAAGCTCAGCCAACATACAACGCCCTGAAGAACGGAATCAGAATACGAACGCACCAAAGCACTAGCCCGATAAGAAGGACCGCAGCAATAAAGCTAACAGCCCAATCTCTCATGATTACGATATACGGTAAACGATGAATGTGTTCGCCGCTGTGCGACGAATGCGAAACCGCGCTGAGATACCAGTAAGAACGGTCATAGTACCAACGCCAGTTACGCCAGTTTCGGTTGCATCCAGTGTGATAGTACCTGACGCAGTATTGACGATACTAAAGTCATAACCAAGGTCCACTCCAGCCCAAGAAATCAACGTCTCAAGAGTTGTACCCACAGGCATCCTAATCGTGTAGGACGTGCCCGTGGTGACGATTAATTGCGCTTGAATGCTGGCATTGGTTAGTGTTGCGGCTGCGCTAATAGACGTAGGCGCAGGGGCATACTGCACTACACCACTCGCAAGAAACTGCGCGTTACCTGCGGGGTCAATGACTTGGCGGACGTTGGCTTGACCGTCACTTAGGACAATCCAGTTGCTGCCTGTTGCAGAGATCGGCGCACCGGAGCCAGTATAGCCGCCGATCACAACGTTATAGTTACCGTTTGTGATACCGCTACCTGACTGAGAACCAATTGCCGTATTAACCCCACCTGTGATTACGGAGTCCAGCGCTTGATAACCAACTGCTGTATTTTGGTTACCATTGTCACATGCAGCAAGCGCACTAACACCTACAGCAACATTATATTGACCAATAAGGTTTCCTGTAAGCGCACTAGAGCCTACAGCGACGTTAGATAACCCGTCCGTGTTGGCCGTGAGTGCTTGATACCCAACCGCAGTGTTTCCGGACCCATCGAAAGAAGCTGTGAGCGCTTGGTAGCCAACCGCAGTGTTTGCAATTCCGTTCGACGTCTGCGATGCTAACGCAGACACACCAACTGCTGTGCTACTGACCGGTGCTGTAGCCCCCTTGCCAACCGTTAATCCTTGGATGGCGGCCCCACTTGATGAAGTCAACGATGTAAACGTGCCAGCAGCAGGGGTGACGTTACCAATAATGCCTTGAAACGATGTTCCGGTGGCAACCCCCAAGACTGGGGTAACAAGCGTAGGGGACGTGGACAGTACTACACTGCCCGTGCCGGTGGAGGCGGTAACGCCCGTACCGCCGTTTGCAACAGCGAGAGTGCCTGTAACACCCGTAGACAACGGTAGGCCCGTGGCGTTTGTCAGCGTTACGCTTGTCGGGGTTCCTAAGACTGGGGTAACAAGCGTTGGGGACGTAGACCGGACCACATTGCCAGTGCCGGTGGAGGTGGTAACGCCCGTACCGCCGTTAGCGACTGCCAAAGTGCCTGCAACAGTTACAGCGCCCTCAGTTGCTGTAGAAGGTGTCAATCCGGTTGTACCAAACGAAATGGTGGAAACGCCAGTGCTTGTGGCGACCTTTACAAAATCTGAGCCATCCCATGCCGCCAAGCACTTCTCGCCAGAGATGATGATCACTCCGGTGGTTGGGCCTGCGCCGCGAAGGACAATAGAGCCTGTACCTGCGTTGATGACGATGTACGGTTTGCTCTGGGCAGGGGCGGTAATAGAGCGCGTAGTCGCGCCGTTACTGGCGGTCCACAAAAGGACTGCCTGACGAGCTTGGTTAGCCGCAAGTACAGTGGTGGTGAGCGTAACGTCTGTGTTTGTGCTCAGGGTGGTAGTTCCGGCAACAGCCGAATCGACCAACGAGGTAATTGAGGTGTTGACTACCGTACCCCATTCTCCGTCGAGGTCGCCTTGGACTGGCAGCGCCAGCCCAAGCAGCGTAGTATTTCCTGTTGTCATTTACGGCTCCTAATCGGGTTTTTACAGTATATCTGAGGATTTTGAAAATTAAAACGCGTTGGCAACTTGAAGTCTCGCCTTAACGTAAACGGTACATGACGTAAGTGTTGGCGGCAGTTCTGCGGAATCGGAACATGGCCGATGTGGCCGTTGCAATTGTCAAAGCGCCAAGAGAGGTAACCCCCGTGTTTACAGCCATCGTGATTGTTCCAGATGCTGTGTTAATAACAAAGAAATCGAAGCCAATATCGACTGCTGGAACTTGCGGGTAGAAAGCATCAATGTTAGTACCCGTTGGAACAGTCACGGTATACGTTGTTCCCGTGGTGTTCAAAATGCCCGTAAACAATTGAGCCGCAGTCAATGTGCCCGCTGATGCCCTTGTTGCTGGTGCTGGAGCGTATTGCCATAAGTTACCGGTTTCAATGTAGGTGCTGCCTACAGAGTCAACAGTGACGCGATCTGCGTTGTTTGTTTTTAAGGTGAGCGGCTGGGCGGTAACCGAGTTAACTTGTACGCCAGTTGCGCTCGCCTCAATTTTGCCAACCGATGTTGCCCCGGCAAGAATTTCTACAATACCGCCGGTGCTGCCGCTTATGCTAAAGCCGCGATAGCCTACGGTCGCTATTGGGGTCGTCGTTCCAAGGCCCACGTTGCCTGCGATAGTAAGCCGCATTTGCTCTGTAAGTGCTGTATCCGCATCCAGCACTCGCGTTGAAAACGCCAAATCTCCTGTGGTGTTGGTGTCTCCGCTAAAAATAAGACCTTTAATCGCCGCAAAGGGAGTTGAGTTTCCAAAGTTGGTTCCAAACAAAACTGCACCACCAGCGCCAGCCGCACTGTTGGCTGCTTGGAGATATAAGGAAGCACCATATGGACCTGCGTCTGACAAGTTAGCGGTTTCTTGTCCTGTACCTCCAATTTGAAGCTGGTACGTAGTCGAAGAGGATGCAATCCCTACTTGTCCTGTGGAGGTAATTCGCATTCGCTCGGTCAATGTGCCAGAGCCTGCCGCAGAGAGTTTAAACACCATTGTACCGCGACCACCGCCAGTAGTAGCAGAAACCAAATCAACAGCGCCTTGAATTTTTGCCCCTCCCTCGGTTACATCAGCGGAGTAAAAACTCAAACGACCCCACGGAAGCGATGTGGAAAAGTCTGCTGCACTTGTTGTTGTAGAGATGCGGATTTCAGTGGGCGTAGGCGTTGCCGAGCCCGTGGCAGACGAAACTTCCAGCTTTGCAGCGGGGGACGCTGTGCCAATACCCAGCTTTGTCCCGTCAAACGTCAGCGTACTGCCAGAGGTCAGTACTTGGGAACCGTTAAGGTATGTAACGCCGTTGGCTGTGCCGCCTGACACAGTAAGGCTTGTTACGGTCGGGGTAAGGGTCCAAGCGTAAGCGGAACCGTTCCAGCTAAGAAGTTGATTGCTTGCAGATGGGGCGGCAGCAAACGAAGTGGTTCCGGCGCTGGTGTTGTAAACAATTTGGTTAGCTGTGCCGCCAGCTACATTGGTTGCAGTTGTTGCCGTTGTGGCATTACCAGACAAAGCCGCAGTGATTGTGCCCGCAGAAAAATCACCACTTGCGTCTCGTGCCACAACCTTAGATGCTGTGTTGGCCGAGGTGGCATCCACCGTTGCCGTGACTGCCGCAGAACCGTTATAGCTCGTGCCGGTCAAGTATGTGCCAAGCGTTAGTGCATTGGCTACCGAGCCCGCCGATCCGGTGATGTTGCCTGTGACTGCTGTGCCGTTGATGGCAATACTGGTGTTGGCAACCGAAGTTACCTGCCCCTGTGCGTTCGTAACAAACACAGGCACTTGGGACGCCGAGCCGTACGTTCCCGCAGTGCCTGTGTTGGCAATGTTGAACGTGTAGGTTGGCGACTCGCTCAAGCCCGTGCCAGCCGTGTAGGTGATTGGCGCAGAAAACTGCTGGAAGACAAGCGCAGTTGAACCAATGGTGATGGGTGGCGGGGTCTGCTGCACCCAAGCGGTATTCACATTGGCCGTGCCGCTGGTCACCAAGAAGAAGTCACCCTCATCAATCTGATCCACGCCAGTACCCACAGAATCAAAGTCTGTAGCGCGGGTCAGGATGTAAGGCGTTCCGGCAGAGCCAACCTGTGTGACAACGTATACGCCGTTATTTGCTTGCGTGGCTTCGTTCTTGACCAGTATGCGGTTTGCAACGACGGTCAGTGTTGAGTCAACAGACAGAGCGCCGTTGGCATTTGCCGTCAGCGTTGCACCAACTCCAGATGTGCCGTTGTTATATGTGTTTGCGGGTAGCGCTGCGGTAGTTGCCAAGTCCACCGCTTCATGGAAATGGATGCCGGATGCAATTGCGTCAGCGTACTGCTTGTTAACAATGTCCGTGTTGTTGACTGGAGTTGTGGTAATTGTCCCTGTTGTCATGGCAACAGACGTGGCGGTAATGGCTCCAAACGACAACTGCTCTACAACATTGGCTGTGTCTAAATAAACAGACTTACTCGACGGGTACGTACAGAATACGTCCACAGCGCCGGTAAAGTTAACCAGCGCGCCCGCGTTTGAAGATGACAATGGAGTGGCGTTGCGGCTTAGTGTTGTGCCAGACGATGTGTATGTTCCGTAGTTAACTTCCCATGCGCCAGAAACAGCATCGACAATAGCAAAGTAAGTGACGTTACCGTTGCCAATTGCGGAAAAAGCCTGAAAACCGGACGTTGTAGCGCCAAGCGTGATTGTGCCAGTGCCCGGCGCGGAAGCGCTTTGCCTGACCCGATCTTTTACAACAATTGCCATTTTTTATCCTTATGACGGTAGGTCGTCCCAACCGGGTGACTGAGTGTTATTTACGTCAGCCCAACCGCTGCCTTGCGCATTGCTGATGCTTTGCCAACCGGGTGCTTGCGCCGTGCCAACATTTTGCCAGCCAACGCCTTGCGTATTACTGATATTTTGCCAGTTTGGGCTCTGGCTGTCATCAACTACCACCCAAACAAGAACATTGTTAATCAGCACGTAAAGCTGCACGCCCGTCACCGAGACGTTAAGCGACTTGACGACAGAGACAGAGGCAATGGCGCTAACAACTTCCGCAACAGAAGCATTTACCAAAGCTGTGGCTGTTTGCGCTTCGGAGGCCGTAGATGTCTCGGTAATAGCAGCAAAAACAAGCAGACCTCGATCCAAGCTTTCTGCGCCCGTGGCAAGCTCGGCAATGGCGGCTAACAGTGATGCAAGGGCGGATTGCGCATCTGCTGCGGTGGCCGACTCTGCTTGCGAAGCCAACATAGCCGCCGCTGCAACCTGAGCTTCAGCGCCAACGCTTGACTCCGCCTGAGATGCTAAAAACGCAGACGCTGCAAAATTTGTAACGTCCGTGACTGTGGCGGACTCTGCGTTTATTGCCCGAAGCGTGTTGTTTAAGCTAACTACCGTGCTGCTGGCGGTAGCCAATTCCGTACCCGCGCCGTTATAAAAAGCGGTGGCAGTGTTTGAAGCATTCGCTAAAGCAGACTCACTTAACGACGAGGCAAGTGTCGCCCCGCCTAGTGCGGAGAAAGATGTCTGAGCAAAAGCAACATCTCCAAACACCGCATGACCTTGTTAGGCTGCGTCAAGCGAGAACGAGTATGTAACGCTCAATGTATCCCCGCTATCCACGATCTTGTCACCACCAGTAAAGTCACCAGCAGAGAACAAAACGCCTGATGTTCCAGAGCTTACGCTACTCAGAAATGCGCCAGCAATAGTCTGGGCATTGGCATTCATGGTGAACGTCGAAGGCGCTGCGGAGTTGGAGATCACCGAAGGGTCAGCGGTTGTTGCTGTGCCAAAAGTTACAGCCTTGCGGTTACCCGTGTAGTTGGTGTTCTCTGTCCAACCCGCATGCGAGGCCAGCGTATCCGCCGCAGCAAACGTGGTGCCCGAGCCGGGGCCCGTTACCAAACCCAAATACCAAGCAGCCGTGTACCCGGATGCGCTGAAGTACTTGGAGTTCATGTCCTGCAAGCCTTGGTTGACCACCAAGTTATGGAACGTGTCAGTCCATTTCAGATTACCCACAGCATCACGGCACTCCACCGAGTAAACGCCACCAGCACGAGCGCTGTCAGCCCCTGTGGGGCGCATAACTGACGATGCAACCACAACGTCTTGGGCTTTGCTTTGCTCTGTGCTCATGATGGTTCCTTACGAAATACGCACGATGGCGCTGTTGGCATCGGGGGTCGGGAAAATAATTTGGAAAGTGTCGTTGTTCACAACTTTGTCCGCGCCAAAGTCCAGTACTGCTACGGACTTGTTGCCTTCGGTTACGTTGTAGATCAGCGCCCCGCGTGCAGTGAACGACGCACTGGTCCACGTCGTGTTGGCAAACGACCAATACGCCGTTGGAACTCCCGAGGAGTTGTTGGCCGAAGTGGGGGTAACGCTGATGACCAGTGTATTCCCACCGGCCGTATAACCCGCACCCACAACTTCACCTGTCGTTGTGTACACCGCCGTACTTGCATCCAAACTAGCAGCAGCTGTGTACAGCGCGATCTTGAACGTGTCAGGCGATGTAGGGCCAAAGTTGTGCACGCCTTGCGGCAGCTCCACCTTAAAGCTGGTTGTTGCGGTTTGGGCGATGGTCATGTTAGGTAGTCGCCAAACGCAAGAGGGCTGTGGCTGTGCTGTTTGTGGGCATGGTCAGCGTAAAAGTTCCAGCCGTAATCGTCTGGTCGCCAAACGTGTGCACGCTAACCGCTTTGTTAGTCTTGCTTGTGTTGTAAATCAGCACGCAGTTAAACGAGGAAGTCAGGGTAACGGACGTGTACACAAGCGCCGCAGAGGGGGTCCAGTAGGCTGTGCCCGCAGTTGTGGAAGTGTTTGAGCTTAGCGGAGAAGTCCCGTTTGTAACTGCAACACCGCCAGCGGTATAGCCCGAACCGGAAACTTCACCAGTAGACGAGTACACGGTGGTTCCGGCGTTGATCGTTGCGGATGACAGGTACAACGCGGCTTTGAACGAGTCGCCAGTGCCGGTCGTGAAGTTGTGTGTTCCGGTCAACAACTCGCCCATAAACGAGGTGCACATTGCTTGCGTGTTTGCCATGTCAGGCTCCTTTATTCAAAAACTGCGGTGGATGCGCCGATGACAAGCGCTTTCTTTAAATGGACGTGCACAGAACGGTGAACCAGCTCACCCTCCAACCAGTACTCTACCCATGTAGTTAACTCGTCGTCGTTCTCAAGCTGACCTTCTTTTTTGTCAAGAAGCGCGTCGTCCATGTCGCCTTTGGTCGTTGTTACGATAGCCATTTAATTTCCTTACGTTACGTTCTGGCGGAATTGGCCAGAACGGTAGGCATCCTGTCGCTCCATACCGTCGCCCAGACGTTTGGCCAATGCAAGCGCTTCCATGAACTTCTGGTTGTACAAGGTCAGCATGTCCTGCTCACCCTTCATGTACGTGTACGCTTCGATCAGCGAACCATAAAGAAGCACAGAGTCGAAATTGTCACCAAGCCACGAAGTACCTGCGTCAACAATTGATTCAGGGTAGTAGAAGTAGTGAAGCTCAACACCGTATGATGCCGCAGGCGTTGGGCCAAGGATAAAAGAGAGTTCATCTGGGGCATTAGATTGGGGGCCAAAAAGGGCGTAGTACTTCGGCAAACCTGTGGATGTCGGTGTGGGGTACGCCTGCCGGATGAAGTTGACATCCTTGTTGAGCAGGTACTCGTACGCGCCCGTAGCGTCAATCACAGCAAGAGAATACGGAGCCAAGAAGTCGTCTGGGCAAGCCAAGTACTTGTTGTTAAGCGTCGTTGTGCCCGTGACGTTCTTGCGCAGGGAGGGGAACTGCACCGAGTTGTAAATGCGTTGCTCAGCCTGCTGCACGAACACAGGTATCTCCGTCTCAAACGACGTGTCCTGATTCTCCGTGTAGGCGATGATCGCCGCTTTAAGCTCGGTGTAGTTCATGCTCTACCTTACGCCATCGGGCCTCGGGCCATCACGCCTTTGGTCGCACAGCCAGTACCACGGATTTTGATGCCGCTGGTTTTGGTTGGAGGATAGTCGTTGCTGTGGTTTGTGCCCACAGAGACGTTCATGTCCTTCATGTACTTCTTGTTGTCCGTGTCGGGCAACACCGCTTGTGTACCAGCGGGTTTAGGGGAGCGGTACGTAGCCATATCAGGCTCCTTTGCGGCCGGGGGATTTTTGGTTGGCGACTTTGGCCAATCCACGACCCATCTTCAGCATATCGCTGTTGGTCTTACCACCAGCACGGAGCTTGGTGGGCTTAGCACCGGGGTGCATGTTTTTTTCGTGCTTGCCGACAGCAGATTTAATCATCTTCTTGTCTTGCACTTTGTCCATCTTCATGTCCGCTTTTGCGTCATCATGTTTCATGTCAGGCTCCTATTTGAACTGTAACTGTACCAATTTCCACGACTAAAGCCAAGTTATTTGGCGTCAGGCCGTTATCAAAGAACCGAGACCCGCCGACCGGGTTCCAGCCCCACTGAATGTCACGGGAGCCGCCCGTAGTGTACCCTGCCGTGTTGACACCCGCTGTGACATATGTTGTGTCGTTGCGTGGGTTGCGCACGGCCTGCGGGTCGTCAACCGGATACATACCGAGCAGCAACTGCGGCTGATCTGGGTCCCAGCACGAGTCGCACACCATTATGTTGTACAACTTGGTCTTAATAACTTCCTTGCGCAATGCGGTCAGCTTAAAGCGAAAGCCGCAACGATCGCACATGGCGATCGAGTTCTTGCCGGAAGAAAACCGGTTTCCCATTTACGTACCGCTTCCAATGAACATCTGGCGAGGCACAAACCGTACCGAGGCTTTTTCACGGTCCTCGTCGCTGGCCAACTGCCAAGCCTCGTCGTATTGCTGCTTCAGAATAGGCAAACGCTCCGCGCCGCCAGCCACCTTGAGCGCCAAGTAGTAGGCCAAGCCTGCCACCATGCAAGGGATAAACCGGAAGGGCATGTCCATCGTGTTGACGCCGTTGCCCGCATCTTGGATGCGCTTCATGCGCCAGTACACAAAGGTGTATGTCTGGCTGTCGTCTGGCACAGGCCACACGGTGAAACGTGGGGTGTTCAAGCGCTCAATCCAGACTTGGATTGGCCGGGCCTGTTGCAGCTTGTTGGGGATCGTAGCGTAGGTCGAGACGCTGATCCGCGTGATGGTCAGGTCGGCCTGCGTCGAAGCGCTGCCTGCGCCCGTGCGAATGACGTGCTCCAGCAGGTCCACAGTGTCAGCCGGAAGGTCGTATGTGGCAGTACCGGGCACAAGCGTAATCGAGCCTTGCTCGAAGGTCCACATGTTGATGCCCCGGTTCGCCCAATCGGCAAACATCAGGTTCAAGGACCGGCGGGCAGTACGCAAGTCATAGCCCGTGCGCATCTCGGAGCCCACGCGCTCAAACGCCTCCTCAACGATTTCCGTCAGGTCGAGGTTGAAACTGGATGTGCCGGAGGTTGCCATTATCTAAACCCTGCTGTTTTCTTTGCAATAGTCTTGGGCTGCGCCACAAACTGCTTGCCTGCGGCTTTGCCAGCACGCTTGGCTTTGGTTGTTGCGGCGTACTCGGCCGATGACAGCGATTTTATGGCAGCTTCGGGCAAATACCGCTCCCCCGTCTTACTCGACGGCTTGCCGGACTTGGTGCGCCATTTCTGGTCCCCCCAGTCCTTGAGCGATTTTTGCGGGGCTTTCATTAGATCATCCGACCTTTGGTGTGGCCTTTGGTGATGCAGCCGTCTGCCCGAGTTACGCCGCCTTTTTTCATGCCACGAGCTTCACGACGCTCTTCAGCGGCTGCTTCGCGCATTTTTTGGCGGGGGCGTGCATCGTCCATGACTTCCCCAACAGTTTTGCTCTCGGTTGCATAAATTCGATTACCTTCTTCCGCTCCGGCAGACCGGGCGGCTGCGCTTCGAGACGTGCCGTAACCGTCACCGTTGCCTGCTGCTTTATCAAACAACTTGCCCAAGGGGCCTCGGCTCCCGTACCGGCTTTCAATGCCAAAAGCGGAAGACTTTTCCAGCTCTTTTTCTTCCTTGATACGCTTGGCGTTTGCTGATTCTTTAGTCACGATAGCCACCTCCGGCTGCTTTGTATTTCTTGGCCACCAACTGCGCTTTACGGGCAGACCACTGGCCTGCGCCAGTGCCTTGGGTTGCAGCAGCTTTGACTTGGCTCACAATCCGCTTGCGCAGACTGGGCTTGGTGTAATTGCCAGCCGCATTGACTTT